AGACCATCACCGACCCGGAGACCGGCATTTCCATCCGCGTCATCTGGCAGTGGGATAACCGCCTGGGCGAAGTGACCGTCCGCATGGACTTCGTCTGGGGCATCGCCCAGACCTACGCGGATTATGCCGCGTGCGTGATCTACGGCTAAGGCCGAAACCGCAAAGGAGAAACCAACACCATGAAAACCATCACCAGCTTTTTCAGCCTCTTCGTGCTGGCCGCGGCTCTGAGCTTCGGCCAGACCGCAACCCCATCCACCACTCTCTGCGCGGCCATGACCGCCGCCGCCAAGACCGTGTGCCTCACGTCGGGAACCGGCGTGGTGAACCAGACCGGCCTGTATATCGACAACGAATACATGGTGGTCAACCTCAGCTCTTCGGCCACCGTCGCCAACGGCGGATATGTGCCCGTCATCCGCGGAACCCGCGCGGCCGGCAGCGGCCCCACATCTCACGCGAATGCCGCACTCGTCTGGGTGGCGCTCACTCCCAGCTCGGCACTCATGCCCGGCGTGAATGGATTCAACATGGGGACCAACCTCACCGACGTTGGCCCATGCGTCCGCGCCAATGAGATTTACTTGCCGCACATCTGGCCCAACAAAGGGATGAAGCGCGATTGCAATATCGCGGGCACGACAGCCACGTCAGGCGGGGTGTGGGTGGATTACGCCCCTGCCCTCGGAGCGGACGTGCCCAGCCCCTCGCCTCTCGTTTCCATCGCCGCCAACCAAGCTCTGGCAGTGGCGAGCGGCAATTACGTGCTGATCACAAAAACCAGCGGGATCACCGTGACTCTGGCGGCCCCCACCGCGGGAGTGCAAGACGGCATGGTGATCTCGATCACGGCCGACCAGGGGGCGTACGCCTCTGTTCTGACGGCCACCAGCCTCCTCATGAACGGGTTGAACGGCGCGCCGTTTACCACGGCGACCTTCGGAGTCACCACCACGTTTGTTGGGGGAACGCTGATCCTGAAAGCCTACGGCGGCTATTGGTTCGTGGTCTCGGCCGCGGGCGTGGTGCTCACGTAAAGAATCCGGAGATTGCGGGCCGCGCGGAAATGATGGGCGTAGAGGTCCTCGCGGCCCGCGCTCCAACACAATAACAACTCTCGAGCAAAAAGGAAACCAAAATATGAGCGTAGAAGTAATTGGAGTCCCGGGCGAAAGCAACGGGTATGGAGACAGCATGGATGCCTTCAGAAACGCCCACAGAGACAACAGCAGAATCATCCTGAACCTGGCCGCGGGCCGGAAAAAGAACGATCCGACCCCGGCCTACGACCCCAAACACCCGGATAACGCCTGGCCCAAAATGGTCTATCACCCGGAGAAGGGGGAGAAGACCATCGGCACGAACTTGCTGGGCCTGCCGCCCGCAGTCAAAGTCCAGACCGCCAAAGAGAACGCGGCCGCCCTGGCCCAGTCCGTCAAAGACGGGTGGCGAAGCGAGCCGTACGTCAAGCCGCAGATCGCGGTGCTCGATCCCGCTCTCGAAAAGGCCGCCCTCAAGGCCACCAACGACGCGCTGCAGGGTCAGATCGTGGCGCAAGCCGACGAGCTGGCCAAGCTGCGCGCCGCCGTCGAGAAGCTGCTCGGCGCCAAGTAAACCTTCGGCTCGCGTCCGCGCTTGCATGTGGCGCGAGCCCCCTTTCCAAGGAGCCCTATGTCCTATACCCACACGATCAACACCTCTTACTCGACTGGCATCGAAGGCCAGCTCACCTCCAGCACCATCGCGGTGACCAGCGACTCGGAGCGCAACTACGACGGAGCGATTCCGGGCAGCGCCACGCCCAATTACGAAATCGACTGGGCCATCACCGCGGCGAATCTCAAGTCCCTGATGATCCTGTCGAGTATCGCGATCACCGTCTACACCAACGCCGCGTCGACAGGTTCGCCTCAGGACACCATCGCCATTGCCGCCGGCATTGCGTTTGTCTGGAATGGCGGAAGCAATCCGTTCGCCGGCAACGTGACCAAGCTCTTCATCACTGCCGGCGCTGTCCCGGCCGGCACACTGAAAATCCGCTGCCTCCTGCACCAGGCCACGTAAAAATGCCATCCACCACCGGACAGACGATTATCAACAACGCCCTTTCCGCCCTCGGAATGCTGGAACAGGGCGGCACGCCCTCAGTCTCCGACAGCAACGATGCGCTGCTGCGACTCAAGATGCTCACGGGCCAATGGCGCATCCAGGAGCTTTTCGTCTGGTCGGTGGGGCTTTCCACATCCAGCCTAGTCGCGAACCAGCGCTCTTATGGGATCGGGCCCGGGGCTGCGGACTTCGGGACGCTGCCCCGGCCCGCATATATCGAGCAGGCCCTCATCGGCCTCGCAGGACCGAACCCGGCGAAGACCATCAACCACGAGCTGCACATTGTGTCGCAGCAGGAATACGGCGCGCATCCGGACCTCAACGCCGCGGCGGCAATTCCCGAGGAGCTGTACAACGACCGGGCGTCCCCATTCAGCACGCTATACCTCTACCCCGTCCCCCGGTGCGCGACCGCAACCAGCCTACTGCTTTACACCTGGGCGCAGATCCCGGATTGGGACCTGACGACGGCAGCCGACCTTCCGGACGGCTATGAAGAGGCGGTTACCAACGCGCTCTCCATCCGCCTGGCCCCGGCATTCGGCGCGGCGATCGCCACGGAAGTCCTCCAGACGTGCAGCGCTCTGGCGCAACAAGCCGAGCAGAATATCCGCGCTCTGAACGCCAAGGCGCGCGGCATCATGATGGCCCCACCACAAGGAAAGTAAATGCCCACCGCAACGCAGATGATTTACCGGTCGCTCCGTTTGCTGGGGCAGATCCGCCAAGGGCAAGGGGCCTCGACCTCGCAGAATAACGACGGCATGGCCACCGTCAATGACATGCTGGACGCCTGGAGCGCAGAGCGCGCCAACGTCTTCAACGTGGCCACCGCGAGCTATCCGCTGGTCACCACGGTATCGGCGTACCTGATCGGACCCGCCCAGACCTTCAATGCCCCACGGCCTATCCGCATCGAGCGCGCGGGAATTCTCATCGCGAACCCGAACGGCGCCGGCACTCTGCGCCAACCGTTGCGCATTTTGAGCCAGCACGAATGGGATGAAATCGCGATCAAGATCGAGGCGAGTCCCATCGCCGAAAAGCTCTACTGCGACAACGCCTACCCATACGCCACGCTGAACCTGCTGCCCATTCCGACGTTCGCGAGCGGCACACCCCCCAAGCTCGAGCTCTCCACCTGGACCGCCCTCACTGCATTTCCTGACCTGGTGACAGACGAAGAATTCCCCCCGGCCTATGAACTGGCCATCCGCTTCAACCTCGCAGTGCTGCTCTCTTCCACCTATCCGCCCAACATCACCGATCAGGAAATGCAGCGCATCGTTTCGACGGCCGCAAGCTCGCTGGCCGCGATCCGCGCGCTGAACCGCAGCTTGGCTTATGAAGACCAGGACCTGAAGGCATGGCGCGCGGCTGAACCGCTCGACAATCCGCCGCAACCCGCGCAACCGAAGGTGCAAGCATGACCGCCACCACGATGATCACCCGCGCGCTCCGCTTGCTGCGCATCGTCTTCAACCCCGGCCAAACAGCCGGACCCCAAGAACTGGCCGAGGGCCTGATCACCGCCAACGACATGCTGGATGAGTGGTCTACCCAGCGGGCGAATATCTTCAACGTGGGCACGGCTGCCTATCCCTTGACCACGGCGGTGGGCTCCTACCTGATCGGCCCTGCCCAGACAATTAACGCGCCACGGCCCCTCAGAATCGAAAGGGCGGGCATTCTGGTGGCGAACCCCAACGGCACAGGCACGGTGCGGTTTCCGCTCAGTCTGCTGAGCGAGCGCGAATGGGACGCGCTGCCGAACAAGACCATCAAGACTTCGCCAGTTCCGACCGATCTGTACATCGACAACGCCTGGCCATATGCCAACATCAACCTCTCGCCGATCCCGACGTTCAGCAGCGGCACGGCTCCGAAATTGGAACTCAGCACCTGGTCGCAACTGACCGACTTCCCGGACCTGACGACGGATGAAACCTTCCCGCCCGGCTATGAAGAGGCTCTCACGTTCAACCTGGCCGTGCGCCTGGTCCCTGCTTTCGGCCGTAATTGCAGCGACGCGGCAATGGCGCGCATTGAGAACGTCGCTGCTACCTCGCTGGTGGGCATCCGCTCGCTGAACCTCGCACTCGAACACGAAGGCCGGCAGGAAGAGGCCTGGGCCGCGCAGCAGCCCGATAACAATTTGCCGGCGGGTCCGGTTAATGCGCTGGAGGTACCCAAGCAATGACGGCCGCCACCATCATCTACAACGCCCTTCGCGAGCTGAAAGTAATTCGATGGGCGGGCCAGACGGAAGCAACCGAAGAAGCAGCGGACGGACTCGCAGCCCTGAACAACCTGGTGGACGCATGGAGCACGGAGCGCCTGCTGATTCCCTACGTCAGTTTCACTCGCTACACCCTGGTGGCGTCGAAGTCCACTTACTCGATCGGCCCCGCGGGCGGAGACCTGACGGGACCGCGCCCCATCCGCATCGACGCGGGGGGCATCGTGCAGCTCGCGTACAATTCCGGCGCGGGAGACTTTCGCACGCCCTTGGCAATCATTCCCGAGAAAGACTGGGTGGCGATCAAGGATAAGACCGCGACCTCGGATGTGCCGGAGAAGCTCTACTACGCGCCCACCATCACGGGCAACCTGGGGACGCTTTACCTCTGGCCCATACCCAACGTGGTATCAGCCACCGACCTGGAGCTGAGCGCCTGGGTGGCGCTGGCGTCTTTCCCGGACCAGTCGACCGATATTCCGCTGGCTAACGCTTACGCCCGCGCCTTGACCTTCGCCCTCGCGGTGGACCTGGCAAGCACCATGCCAGGGGCCGAACTCACTCAAGCGATTGTGAGCGCTGCCGACGAAAGCAAACGGTTCATCATGAAACTGAACTCGCTCGAAGTGCCGGAGACTCCCGACGTGGCGATTCCCCCGGCCACGGACGTGGAATTCCGCCCGGTGCCGAGCACCTTGGGGGCGGCCGTGCGGCTTTCCCAGCCCGGCACGGCTGCGGCCATCCAGGCGGCGCAACAGGTAAAGTGACAGCCATGAAAAAGCTGCTTTTCCTCGCGTCTCTTTTGGCGATCGGCATCGCGCTGATTGCCCAGACTTCCACCTACCTGGTGCCCCTGTGGAGCAACAGCCGCTATGCCTGGCCCGCCCTGGGGCCACACCTGGTGGTGAGCAATAACGTGCTGGACGCCGTACCAGCGCCGTTCACCCCGCAGCCGAACCAGGTGCTTCTATTGGCCGCGCCCCAGTCGGTATTCACCTTGACCTGCAAGGCCGCGGATATTCACGTGAACGGCCTGTTGCAGTCGGAGGGAGCCACCTGGGATTACACCATCGACGCGACGGGCCTGGTGGTCACCTTCAACACGGCGCTTCCCGCGGGGTATGGCGTGAAGATCACGTACCGGTGCTGACATGGCCCTCGTCACAGCCCAGGACTACATCGAAAGCACGCTCCGCAAGTGCGGCCAACTCCGCCCCGGCTACAAATCCAGCCCGGAATTCCTGGCCGATGGCCTCAACGAGTGGGGCATGCTCTTCGATTCCTGGGCGGCCGAGCGGACCATGGGATTCAGCATCCCGCAGTACGTCTACCCGGTCACCGGACCTGGAAGCAAGTCCAACGGCAACGGCTACGACGTCGGCCCCTCAGCCACCAACTGGGTAGGCCCGCGTCCGGAGGCGATCGTGCGCGCCAATCTCAAAATGACCAGCGTGGGACCGCAGCCGGTGTACCTGCCCATCCGGATGCTGAGCGCCGAAGATTGGGCCTCATTGAGCATCCGCCAGATTCCCGGCATCAACGTGACGAACCTGGCCTATTACGATCCCCAGTTTCCCAACGGGGTGTTCAACGTGTTTCCGCCACTCACCGGGAATAGCATCGAGCTGTTCACGTGGATGGGATTCTCGGCGCCCGCCACGCTGGCAACCGCCTATTCCGCGCCCGCCGGCTACATGGACGCGGTGGTCTACTCCCTGGCCGAGAGACTTTGGCCCATGTGCACTCACGACGTGCTGGTGCACAAGATCGATCCGCGGAAACTCGCCGGCATGGCCCATGCCGCGCGCGAAAAAGTGCGGCTGGTGAATCGCCCGATACCCACACTTCGCGCGGATTTCCGCGGCGGATCGAAGCCCGCAGGCTATTACGACTCCAACGTGGCGCGCACTGGAGAACCCTACTGACATGCGAAAAACTCTCATCGCCCTTTCCGTCTTTGCCCTGCTCGTGATCTGGGCTACCGCTTTCGGCCAAGCGCCCGTGGCTCCGCTGATTCCGACCGCGGGCGCGGAGCCGCCCCTGGGCAACCCCGCCGCCGATGGATACCTGCTGGCCTCCACCGCGCTGGGGGTGCGCTCCTGGTATAACGTGGCGGGCGCGCTGGCCCTCAAGGCGCCGCTGGCATCCCCCGCGCTTACCGGCACGCCGACCAGCGCCACAACCCCCGCGGCCAGCGATTCGTCGACCACGCTCGCAAACACGGCATACGTGAAATCCCAGCGCCCCACCTGGGCCTTCTCTGCGACCGATACCCTCTGCGGCAATTCCGGCGATGCGAGTTGCACTCTCGCCACGAGCATTACCCCGTTCGCCACCACAGCCAGCATCCCATCCGGCTACCTCACAGCCAATCGGGGCGTGCGGATCACCATTTGTTACAACGTGACCACGCCGGCCTCGCCTGCCACCGAGACGTTTATGTTGTACGTGGGTGCCACCAATATCATGGCCGACAACGGGGGCGTCCCCTTCGCGAACTCGTCGAATTACACGTTTTGCAACGTGGCTCACATGCAAGGCACGGCCGCGGCGGGCGCATCGGCCGCAGTCTACACCGGGTTCCTCGGATCGGGACCCGCTGGCTTCACCGCTTTGTATTGGGTGAACACCGTGGCCCAGCCCATCAACCTGGCCACCAACGGCGCTATCACGGTCACTCCCTACCTGGTTTTCACCGGCACAAAAAACACCGGGAATTTCGTGACGCTGAATCAACTCATCGTGGAGCTGCTCTAAATGCGACTCGCTGCCCTGGCGTTCTTGGGAATCGCCCTCTCGGCGCAGACGCTGCCCAACGCGGTACCGATGCCGACGCCGGAGATTCAGTACCTCAGCTCGACGGGTGCGCCGCTGGTGGGCGCGAAGCTCTGCACCTACGCGGCGGGCTCAAGCACCCCGCTGGCGACCTACACCGATTCCACGGCCGGGACGCCCAACACCAACCCGGTGGTTCTCGATGCCAACGGCCGCGCTTCCATCTGGGTGGGACCGGCCCTCTACAAGTTCGTGCTACGGGTCGGAGGGGACGGGACGTGTTCGACCGGCGCCGTGCAATGGAGCCAAGACAACGTAGGCGATACCACGCTCTATTTCACCACCTATGTGGCCACAGCGGGCACCTGCACCCTGATCTCATTCAAGGCCACGGGCACAGGAGCGGTGACCCGGACGTGCAGCTCGAAGCTCGGCGACTTCCTCAGCGTGCAGGACTTCGGCGCGAAGGGCGATGGATCGACCGACGATTACGCGGCTATCCTGGCAGCCCACACCCAGGCGGTAACGACGGGCGCGTGTGTGCTCTTCCCCGCCGCCACCTACCTGCACAAGACCGTCTTTTCGCTCTCGGACAACAACACATGTTGGATCGGGGCGCCAGGCACCCGGCTCCAGTACGGCGGCTCTTCGGCTACCGTGGATTTCACCTTCGACGGCTCGGGTACGGCGCTCGGGAAGCGGGCGGTGCTGCGGGACCTGGTCTTCGACGCCAACAGTCTCACGGATGACGGCGTGCTCTTCCGCTCGTTGAATCACGGCGAAGTGACCAACGTGCGAGTGACCAACAATTCGCGGGATGCAGTCATCGAAGAAGGCACCACGCTCACCAGCTACAACAACGTCACCGTGAGCAAAAACGTGGAAGCGTTTGTCACCACTCCCGTGCGCGGCTGGGTAAGCAGAGCCATCTCGGCCGGAGCGCTGAGCGGAACGACGGGCGGAGTGATCGAACTGAACAACCCGATTATCGAGGGAGTCTCCGGCAACGGCATGGACCTCGCTTCGCACCAAGGCATTCAGGTGAATGGGGGAGCGTCGGAAGGCAACGGCGGCCTTGGGCTGAAGCTGGGCAGCGGCGCGATTCTGTTCACTGCCATCAACCTGGATATGGAGAGCAACACAGGCGGCGATCTGGACGATTCGTCGCTGTTCGGCCTGTTCGCAAATTGCGTCTTCGCCAGCGCCGTAGCAAGCGACGTGCACATGGAGAACGCCGGAGGGTTTGCCGCCTTCCACGGGGGCTATGTCAACAACACCAAGATCGAGGCTTCGAGCGTGTTCAATACCTTCATCGGGGTGAGTTTTACCGGCACGGGTACCCAGATCACGGACAGCAGCACAACGTCCACCTGGATCGGCAACACGGACGCCTACACTTCCGCGGCCATCAATTCGAAGATCCAGGGGACGGTGGCTTTTCCCGGCTCGGTAAGCTTCGCAGGAGGGGTGACCGGCAACACGAATTTCACGGGCCGGCCCATCGTGGGACCCGCCGCCGACGACGACGGGGTAAGCAAGTTCCAGGTGTACGGCGGCCCCGTCATTTTCGGAATTCCGGCCGCAGCCAATGACTCGGCGGCCGCTGTCCACACATGGAGCGCGGGATCGGATACGGCTTTTGGCTTATACCTGAAAATGACGCCCTCCGCCACCGCTGGCAGCAGGTCGCTATCCCTTTTCGGGGCGGATGAATCGACCTACCGCACCATCAATTTCCAGGGGGCGGGGGGCCGAGTCACTTTCGGGGGCGCTACTGACGATGGCGCAATCTCGGTGCAGACTACCGGGGGTTTCCGGGATACGGGCGTGTTGGCGGCATCGCTCTCAGGCCACGCGGACACCAATGGGAGCATCCGCTTTTGCACCGATTGCACGGTGGACGATTCCACCAACTGCAAAAACGTGGCCAACACCTCAGCCTGCACTTGTGTGGGCGGAGGGAATGGGGCTTTCGCCAAGCGCGTGAACGGCGTTTGGCTCTGCAACTGACTTCCAAAAGGAGAAACACCCAAACATGTCATTGACGACGATCACCAGCACAGACGACGTTTACCAGTATTCCGCGCCTTCGGCGCCCAACGATTCCGATACCGACATGATGCAATTGGCGGCGGGAACGGATGCCACCCTGGGAGCCTTGCTTCTGCAGCTCATCCTGCACCCGAGCGCCACGGGAGCCAGCCGCAAGGTGATTATCCAGTCGGCCGACAATTCCGATTACCGCGAAATCCTGATCAACCCGAACGGGGGAAAGGTCTCGATCAACGCTCCCACCCTCACGAACCTGCTGAACACCGCCGGCGCGGCCGTTTCGGTGGATGCGGCGCAAACCCTCACCAACAAGACGATCAGCTTCGCGGCCAACACCATCAGCGGATTGCCCGTGCAGTACAGGACCGATCCAGCGGCGGGCAACGATGCGGACTCGAACGAATTCGAACTCAGCGCCGGCACGGATGGCACACTAGGCCCGCTGGATTTCCAGGTAGTGATTCACCCCAGCGCCACGGGCGGCAGCCGCGTGGTGAAGATCCTGGCCGGAGATGCAGCAGCCTGGCGCAATATCTCCATCGCTCCCAACGCCACTACGCTGATCAACATCCTGGCCGCGGTATCGGGCACACTCAGCTCACCCACGGCAAGCGCCGGCAGCATCGCCACTGTGGACGCTTCGCAGACGCTGACCAACAAGACCATCGACCCGACCCTAAATTCGATCCCTGGAATCGCCTTGACGGGCGGCTCGGGCTTTTACACCGCGACGCTGGCCAAGCTGACGCCCACCGGGAGTGAGGGATCGATCACCTTCAACAACTTCGGCGTGATGATTTCTGCAACGAACCCCACGTAAATGTCTCAACCCTTCCCAGGCTTCGTTGGCCCGTCGTACGAAATGGCGAATCGGTACGCCGCCATCGAGAAAACGGTGAACTGGTACCTGGTGGCCAACGAAGCTGGGGCCGAGGAGAAGAAATTTCAGCTCGCTTTCGAGCCGAGCCCGGGCAACCAGCAATTCTGCTTTCTCCCCGTGCCGCCGCCCTTCAATCAGCCGAATCGCGGACTGATCGAATGCCGCGGCCGGGCGTACGGCGTGAACGGCACCATCGTTTTCCAGATCGATTCCGGGGGCAACTACATCAACGTGGGGACGGTGACGAGCGATGGTAAACCGTGTTCCATGGTCGCCAATGGCAACGGCCAAATCTTCCTGACCTCGGCCGGCCAAGGGTATGTGATTCCGAATGCCGGCGGCGCGGGCTCGCTGATCGGCCCGGTGGTGACCGCATCGTACGCCACGTTTCAGGACGGCTACATTCTGGTGGTCAAGCCGAATTCGAACACGTTCCAGATCTCGGGCTCACAGGACGTGCCCTTGGGCGATGCCACGTTGTGGGACGACGGCAATGTGAGCGTGCAGGCCGGCCAGGCGGACTTGCTGGCGGCCATCATCTCATCGCGCGAGTACGTCCGGACCCTGGGTCAGCGGCGCTCCCAGATTCTGTACGACGCCGGCAGCGGCGGCATCGGCGCTTTCCCGTTTCAAAGCTACAATGAGACCTTCATCGAGAGCGGAATAGCGGCCGTCTTTTCTTTGGCGGACCTAGGCGACTCGCTGGTGTGGATCGGACAGGACGCGAGAGGCATCCGGGCGTGCTGGAGAGACTTCGCATTCCAGCCGCAGAGAATCAGCACCTTCGCCATCGAACAAATTTGGGAAGGGTACGCCCGCATCGATGACGCCGTGGCCTTTCCGTTTATCTGGCAGGGTCACCTGATGTACCAGATCACTTTCCCCTCCGCCATCAAATCGAGCCGGGGCGTCTACACCGCCGCCACCTGGGTTTACGACGCCACGGTGTCCGAGCTGCTCAAGCGGCACGTATGGCATGAGCGCGCGTATCAGACAGCCCTGGGTTACAGCGTGGGGCGCCCGGAGTTGTTCCATTGCTACTGCTACGGCCAGCACCTGGTGGGAAGCAACGGGACGGACGGCAACCCCGGAGCGATTTACGCCTATGGCCACATGGGGACGCTGAACCAGAATCCGCAGTTGCTTTTGAGATGGAGCAACGATGGCGGAAACACCTGGGGAAACGAGCAAAATATCCCGCTGGGCTTGCAGGGCCAGTACTCGCAGCTCGCGTACTGGAACCGCTGCGGCTATGGGAGAGACCGCGTTTTCCGGTTGAGATATTCGGAGGAAAGCGAGTGGGGAAACACCGAAACCGGCCGGCTTCCCATTGTGCGAGACCGGATCTGCCCGCACCTCTTTAACGCCAACAAGCGAACCATCTACCACCGCATTCAGTTTGAATTGACGCACGGAATCGGCAGCAGCGACGGTGTGCATCCCAGTCCGTTTCTGCTGGGAATAGTGAATGCGGAACTGGACGTCACGGCGTGTGCATCATGAGCACCCCCATTCTCCCGAACGTGCCGAAGTTCCAGGGAGCCAGCTCGCCCGCGCCCGAAAGCGTAAGCGACTGGCAGAACTTCATGCGGTGGCTCACTCAAGTGAAGACCAAGGCGGGGCAGGCCTGGGGCGGACAGGGGACGCACGTCAACCGCCCGGACCCCACCAGCGCGGCGGACGGAGGGACCTATTTCGAGACCGACCGCACGGTGATCTATGTCGCGGTCAGTGGGGTGTGGACCTACAGCGCCGGCACGATGGCTGGCCTGCTAGCTGCGAAGCCTGGGGACCTGGCCGCGGCGGATACCGGCTTTCTCTTTGCCGCGACCGACTACGCGCATACCTACCGCTGGAACGGCACGGGCTGGGAATTCGCCCCGGGGGATTCGGGATCCGGTTTCTTCGAGGACTTCGCGATCGCGCCGGGCCCGGAATGGCAAATCTGCGACGGCACGGCCACCACATACGCCAAGAGTGACGGCACGACGGCCGCGTTCACCACGCCGATTCTGACGGGCGCCTATCGCAAGGGCGGCCCCTACACCGGAGCAATGACTCCGGCGGGGACGATCACGCTGGGAGGAACCACCGGCGAAACCAGCGCGGGCACGCCGGCAGGCACAGTGAGTGATCCGACCCTCGCCATGGACCCCTACACGCCGGCGGGGACGGTGGCGGAGACCCTGACCGATTACACCATCCTGACGGGCGCGGTGCCGGTGGTGACCGCGGTAGGGGCGTTTACGGGGACGCCAGCGACCTTGACGGGCACCGTGAGCGATCCGGCGTTCACGGGCACACCGCTTTCGCCGCACGATCATGACCTGTCCGAAGCCACCGCGACGTTGACCGGCGATCCGGTGCAGAACCTGGCTGTACCGGTGTACTTCAGACGCTGAGTGTAGGCCTATGGAAATCCGGCTCATCAATCCCGAAGACTGGCAGGACCTGGCCGCGGTGTTCGCCGCGGAAGGCGGAAGATTGCCGGATCCGGAGAGCACGGGGGCCATAGCTTTCGACGAAAAAGGCCTGGCGGGATTTTGGGCCGTGCAATTAGCCGTGCACGCGGGGCCGTTGTGGATTCGCCCGGACCTGCGCGGCCGCGGGCTGTGGCGGAAGTTGCACGCAGTGATTGACGGCCTGTTCCAGAAGCGACCGGGATCCGGCTACTACAGTTTTTCGGGATCCCGAAAAGTGGAGGCGATTTTTCAAAAGCTCGGATACAAGGACCTGGGCTACACGGTGTGGACGAAGGAGGCAAAGTAAATGCCGTTCGGCGGATTGTTGACAATGGGAATTATCGGTGGGGTGGCCTCGCTCGGTAGCGGCATCATCGGCGCCGGCGCAGCATCCACGGCGGCCAGCGAGCAGGCGCAGTCGGCGCAGCAAGCCCTGCAGTTCCAGGAGCAAATGTGGGGCCAGCAGCAGCAGAACGTTGCGCCCTACCTCGGAATGGGACAGAGCAACATCGGCAACCTGATGAAGATGCTGGGCAGCCCGCTTCCCACCGCCCCCACCGCCCCAGCTCCTTACACCGGCTCATTCACCGCTCCCACACTCACACAGGCGCAGCAGAGCCCCGGCTACCAGTTCACCGCGCAGCAGGGGACCAAGGGAATCCTCGAGGCGGCGGGCGCCGCCGGCGGCGCGATCAGCGGGGGAACGCTGAAAGCCGCGGATGCGTACAACACTGGCCTGGCCGATTCCACCTACAACGACGTGTTCAACCGCGCGCTCTCCACTTACGGGACCGGGGTGCAGGCCTACCAGACCAATTTGCAGCAGTATCAGGCGCAGCTCCAGCAATATAACGCGGCCCTCCAAGGCCAGCAGCAGCAGTTCAGCCAGGCGGCGCTTCCGGTGCAGCTCGGAGCGAGCGCGGCATCCGGCCTCAACCTGGTGGGCAGCGGAGTAGCTTCGAACGCCGGCAACCTCATGACGCAAATTGGCAACGCCCAAGCCGCGGGAACGGTGGGAACCGCGAACGCCCTCAGCACCGGACTGACCGGCGCCACTACCGCTGTGACGCAGGCGGCCATGCTACAGCAGATCCTGAAGACGCTGGCCCCCGCCGCGCAGGTGGGGCCATACGCCACCGGCACGCCACAGGGGCTGACCCCTGGGGACGGACTAGGTTAAGCCCATGCCCCTCGATCCCAACATTCCCCTGAGCGTCAAAACCCCGGAACCCGCCTCACCCCTAACGACCATCGCCGGCCTGATGCAAGTCCGCGATATGGGCAGTCAGATCGCGTTGCGCCAGGCGCAGACCCAGCAGGCCCAGCAGCAGGCGGCAGACATTTCCATGCAGTCGCAGCAGCGCGCGCGCGACCTGCAGAGTATGAATTCAGTGCGGGACCTGATGCGCGATCCCGACGTGCAAAAGCAACTGACCAGCGGGGATTATTCGCCTATCTTCAACGCGGGAGTCACTCCCGGTGTAGCCGATACGGTGATCAAAAACTTGCAGGGGATGCAGACGACGACGCAATCCCTGGCCAAGGGCAAGGCGGAATTCTACGCCTCCGGACGGCAGCAGCTCGCCACCGCCCTGGAAGGCTTGCATCCGACCGACGACAGCGCGGCGGCCGAGCAATTCAACGGCTTCCGCCAGACTTTAGCGGCGGAACATCCGGAGCTGGCTCAGAGACTCCCGCAACTGAACCCCGGCCCGAACTTCCGCGACCAGGTGAAAGACCTGGCTGCATCGAACGGCGTGGCACGGATGATGCTGGAAAATCAGGCCGCTCTCGAAGGCAAGCAGGCGGAGACGGCCGCTAAAACGACGGAGGCGGGACTCAGCGCGGCGAAGACTCCAGGCGCCCAAGCGGAGAGCGAAAAGCAACAGCTCCAGACGAACGCCATGAAAGCCTTCATGGCAAACCCACAGACGGGAGCGCAGCAGATCGACGCGATTCTCCCCGCCTCGCTCGATCCGCAAGCGAACGCATCCTACAAGGCCACCTTGCAGTCTGTAATGCAACTGAGCGGCCCGGAAGCCGCGGGACACGTCATTGAGGCGGCCGCCTCCCATGCCAGCGCGCTCACGCAAGCGCTGAACCCGCAGACCCGTGCGGCCAAGATCGCCGATACCGTGGCGACCGAAAGAGCAACCGCCCCGATCAAGACCGCGCAGGCGGTGGCCACGGAAACGACCCTCGCGCCCCTGAAGCTACAGCAGTCCGTGGCACAGGCGCGCGCCATGATGGGCACCGGACCGACCTCGAATGTTCCGCCCCACCTGGCGGTTCCGGCTATCAACGCATTCGAGAAGGCCGGCCAGGAGTATGTGGGCGCCCTCAACGCGGCCGACGAAATGTCGAGCATCATCAGCCTGGCGCGCGCCGGCAACAAGGTGGCCTACGCCTATGCCCCGGTGACTGGAGTGCTGACCATCAACACGGCGAATGGCATCAAGCGGGTCAACATGCCGGAGATCGAGAGCTATGGCGCCGCGGGTTCCGCATTCGACCGCGTCAAGGGCTGGCTGGGCAAGCAGACCTCCGGCGCGTCGATTCCTCCGGACGTGCTGAACGATATGGACGCCCTCCACAGCCAGCTTGCCAACAATGCCGGAGATACCTACGGGCGCAAGGTGCAGGTGGTCAATGGGTCCTTCGGATCCTCTTTTCAGCCGTTGCAGTTGAGTAAGGCGGGTGGAAACGCCGCCCCAACGAATACCATCCCGCCCGCGGTGTCGAAAGCCCTGGCGAATACCGGGCCGGGCATCCACACCTTGAGCGACGGCTCGAAGTGGATGAAGAAGGCGGACGGCTCAATCACCAAGCAGTAGGCCCTAAGCCCATGGCAGACCAAGACCTGACGGTTACCAGTTCCGAGCCCCTGCCCCTGACGGTGACGGACAGCCAGCCTCTGCCCAGCGCGGGGAATACCTTCTGGCACGAAGCGGTAACCAATCCCGCCCACCAGGTGGCGGCCGGCGCGGTGGGCGCCGCGGCAACAGCGAATCGCCTCACCGCCAACTTCTTCGACCTCCTGGATAAGGGCGCCGACTGGGTAGCGAAGCAAACCGGCACTACCAAGGGCGGAGCCTTCCAGGCCATCTCAAACTGGGCGCGCGGCCAGCAGCAGGCGGAAGAACAGCAGGCGCAGCAGCTCTCCGGCGGCCGGCAAGACGTCGTAAGCCAACTCTACCGCGGTGGGACGCAGGGCGTTCTCGAGTTGCCGCAATATGCGGTGGCCGCCCACGAGCTGGGCCCGGTCTTGGGAGTCGGTGCGGTGAGCGCGCTCCAGGAATCCGATCAAGGCTGGTGGCCGGCACTCCAGGCCTTTGCACAGGGCGCAGCCACTGGCGGCGCTCTCCAAGTCATGGGACCGGCGTCGAGGCCGATACGCCTGACCGGCGCCGCGGCAATGACCTATGCGCAAGCCCGGCTGAACGGCGCGGATAACGATACGGCCATCGCCCATGCAACCACCATGGGCCTGATGGCCGCGCCCGGAGAAGGCGGCGCAGGCCTGCGCGACATGGTGCCGCGCATCCCGAGCACTTGGAGAGCCCACGGCTCGCTCAATCCGGTGGAACAGTCGGCGGTGGATTATGCCCGTGGGGAGGGCATTCCGCTTTCGCCGGGCACTATCACCGGCAACAAAGGAATTCAGAATCTGGAAGCGGTTACCCAAGCATCGCCGCTGGGAGCGCAGACTGGCGCCGCCTTTCGCCGTGGGACCGAAACCGGTCTCCAACGGGTAGCGGGGGAGCTATCCGATCAAGCCCACCCGCAGCCGGTGACGCCGGAGTCGGTGGGGCGCGCCGTGGCGGACCGGGTGCAAGGCAACGCTACCGGCATGGCGGCGGATTTAGCGAATCAGGCCCACCCGCAGCCGGCCACGCCGGAGACGGTGGGGCGGGCTATACCAGCCCGGCTCCAGAAGAACATTGCCGATCTGGGGGTGGAACGCGACGCGGCATATCAAGACGCCTGGCAAGGGCAAGGGGAGACCGAGTTCGACCAGACGGTGGCGGTTCGGACGGGGGCGGACGGGAAGCCCATCCTGGCCAAGGTCAACATGCCGGTGGATGTACGCGGACTCAAGGCGCAGTTGCAGCCGATCTACGAGGAAATGCAATGGATGCCGGCGGCGGACCGGGCGTCGAGCGCCGGATATGCGGCCATTTCCAGGATTTTGAAAGGCGACGATTTCATCCCGGCGGCACAGGCCGAAGTGGGGCTCGGGGGATTGAAAACGATGGCGCGGGTGGCCACCAGATCGGGGGTCAGAGACGCCGGCCAGGGAATCGCAGCCTCCATCATTCCGGAGCTTCAAGAAGGCATCGATGCGGCTGTGGCGAAGACCGGGGACAGCGCTCTCCAAGGGCTGCGCAACGGGCGCGCGATTCACGCCAATATGATGGACCTGGCGGACCTGGCGGACCAGTTGCGCGACGAGCCGGTACAGAATTTCCAAAAGTTGACATGGCAGAACGACAGCGGCATCGATTTCTTGCGCAAGATTCAGGAACAAGCCCCCGAGCAGATGCAGCCCTTGGGGCGTGCCGTCCTGCAGCAGATGTTCGAGCGCGAGGGCGCGCGCTCTCAGTGGAACGGGCTAGGGCCGGAGACCCGCAAGATTCTGTTTCCCGATCCGAATTTGCAGGCGCGCATCGGGGGCTACCTGGATGTCCGGGATATCGCCGGCCAACTGGCCGACAAAGAGCCGGTGAAGAATTTCAACCGCCTGTTGGGGCGCCAGGACACGAACATCGATTTGTTGCGCCAGGTGCAACAACAGGCCCCGGAGCAAATGGAGCCGCTCGGCCGCGCGTGGGTGCAGCAGCAGATGGAGCGCGCCTCGCGGGAGGGCGGGTTCTCGAAGACCCTGGGTTTGCTGAACGATTGGCGCGACATGGGACCGCAAACCAAGCAGCTCCTCTTTCC